CGAGGGTCAGCAGTATCTTGTGAGGAAGTACGGACTTGATCTCTACTCCGTCTGGGCTGGCGACATGATTGAGGTCGTCTATGAGGCTGGCCTCCCGGCGAACGCCTTCATCAAACAGGTCATGATCCGTGCCGCGTCTAGGGAAATGCAGAACATGACCGACGACGTTGTGGGTCTCAAGGACTTTCAGAACAGGGCCGCCACTATTGCCGAGATCGGTTTGACCCAGGCAGACAAGGCTGGCCTTGACGCGTTCAGGCGTAAGCAAATATGAGTCAAGTCACCGTCAAGATCTCGGTCTCCGCAGATACGACGGAACTTTCAGCCATGCGCAGAAATATGGGTTCATACCGCATCCCACTGCAAGAAGGTGTGAACTACCTCAGGACAGCCTTTCAGGAGAACTTTGACTCCAGTGGCTCGATGGTCGGAGGTTGGAAACCACTAGCACCAACGACCAGCCTGTGGAGGGCGAAGCACGGCTATCCGCCGGTTGCCCCCATACTCGTGAACAACGGGTCGCTTCGCGCCGCCGTCTTGGCCGCCCGTGGCGATGTGGGTGCTCAAGAAGCCAGGTTGACTATCAGTAACAGGC